CTGTATGAAAAGCCAATGCCATACTATCATCATATTGAGTTTCAGTTAAAATCTTTATAACTGCTGCACCACTATAAGAATTTGTTTTATATCCTATTTCAGCTTGTGTTCTTGCACCATTAGTTGTATTAACACCTGTATTTGAAAATGTTAATCTTTGTCCTGATGTACTTCCACCTAAGTCTAATTTACTTGCAGGTGATGCAGTTCCTATACCGACATTATTAGGTGGTGTTAAGTTTAAGTGTCCTGTGCTTCCATCTAATGTTAGGTAAGGAGTAACACCACCACCAGTATCATCATTATAAAGTATAATATCTTTATCGTCGCCAAAGTTTTTTATATCAAGATTTCCAGTAGAGTTTGATATGAAACTATTTGTTCCATCGTGTCCTAATTGTAAGTTTTGTGCTGCACCAAGTCTTACTCTAACATTGTTTGCACCATCTCCAATATCAAGATTTTTTGCTACATTGATTGTAGAAGCACTACCATCTAAGGTTATGTAAGGTGTAACACCACCTGAACCATCATCTGATTCTAAAACTATATCTGAATCATCTGCATAATTTCTTATGTATAAATTTCCAGTATTGTTTTCTATATAACTATTATTATTTGAATTGTGATGTATTTGTAAATCAGATGATTCACCGAATACTAATCGTTGACTATCGTTAGGTAATTTAACTTGCCCTACTTCACTTGAATCTATTTGAAGAGCATTTATTTGTGAACCACCATCATTAACCGAAATATATATATCTTGGTCTGATGAAGTAGTTTTAATAGTTAAATCACCAGTACTATTTTGTAAAAGCGAATTAGTGCCATCGTGTTTCATATAAAAATTAACATCTCCACCAACACCTAATAAAACATTATCTTCTGTATAAACATAAGTGTTTGCCATCTGCATTGTTCTTGAACCAGCAGTAACAAAATCTATAACATTAGCACCTGCCTCATAAATATAAGTATCATTACCACCATCTAAGTAAAGTTTGTTAGTTGCTTGAATTATTATATCTCCTGAAGAATTAATTTTAAATTTTTCTGAACCACCAATATAAAATATTTGATTTGTTACATTAGAACTTGTTCCATATAAAATACTACCACCTGCATAAGCGTCTATTGGTCCTATGTAGGTGTTATTAGCTCCATTAATACCAAACATTCTTGGTGAATTTCCTGAAGCATCTTTAGAATATAAATAAGTAGCATTTGTAGTTAATTTTAAATTTCCTGCTAAATTTAAGTTTGTTCCATCAAAAGTAAGATTAGATTCAGTAGAAACAGTACCATCACCATCATCAGTAATCAGTCTGTTTGCACCTCCACCAAAACCTACTTCAGTTAAATCAATGTCTAAGTTTACTGTACCAGAAGTACCACCACCAGATAAACCAGTTCCTGCAGTTACGCCCTCAACATCTCCAGTATTAGTAGTAAATCCAGAGTCATTATTAAATTTACTTAATCCAATAGATGATAATGCGGTTGATACAGATTGATTGCTAGAATTACCTAAAAATATTTTATCTTGATTTAAATTAGGAGTTGCTGCACTTCTACCTGCACCATCTACTTTAATTGCACCAGTAGACGCATGGCTACGAACTACAAATGCAATATTTTGAATTTTAGAAGATTCTCCAGTTGGTGGACTTTGAGTAAAAGTTCCAGCTGTAGTATTTACATATAAAATATTTCCTTGGGAAAAAGCTGAAGTATCAAAATTTTCCAATGCACCAGAAGTAATAATACTTACAGAATTATTTAAAGAAGCATCAGTAGAAGCTACACCATATGCTGGCATTTTACTAGAATCATCTGCATCTGCTTTTGATACAACAGGTGTATTTCCTGATAATCCAGAAATATAAACTACATCACCTTTACTTAAATCTTCTCCAGCTTGTCCTGTAAAAGTAATTGCATTAGATTCATCTGCACTACCAGAAGAACTACCACCAGAACCTGTTAACTGAATTATAGTACCTGAATCATTGATATATAATTTATTATTAGCTCTATCAAAAGCCATTTCTCTATCTACAATATCAGATGTTGTAGGTAAACCACTCCCTGCTTTTATTTTTATAATGTTAGACATTTAAGACTCCTAATAAGTTCCGCCATCAAAAGTAGTATTTGTAAATCCTCCAGATGCTGTAATTGCTCCAGTAAATGTAGATGTACTTGATACTGCCAAAGTTCCTGTTACGCTTGTGTTAGTACTTAAAACCCATTTAGTTCCTGTATCTGAGTAAGAAATACTTTCTACTGGAGAAGTATCGCTTCCAATATAGATACCAGATGTATCTGCAGCAGCTGAGGTTGTAACTCCGTCTGCAATAACAACTTTTTTATCTTCTACAATTAAATTAGAAGTGTTTAATGTTGTTGTATCTCCTTGAACTACTAGATTACCAGATATAGTAATATCACCTGGTAATGTTAAATCATGAGCTAATTTATCAGCTGTAACTTGGTCGTCTGCAATATCTGTTGTAACAATAACACCAGTTCCAATAGAAGCTGTACCGCCTGCTGCAATGTTAATATCTCCAGAAACATTTGCAAAAATTGAGTCTTCTAAATTACTAAATGTAATTTTTTGTGAACCGCTATCTGTAGCATCAACCATTGGAATAAAATCTTCTTGTGCAATAGTTGTTTCAGCTCCAAGTTCATTTAAATCTAAAGATAGACTATGTGCTATTCCTTCACCTGAAGTTGCACCAGAACTATCAATACCAGTACCTCCAGTTAAAGTAGCTACATAACTACCAGTTGTTTGAGTTCCAAGAGTTACTGCATTATCTGCTATTTTACCTGTAGTAATTGCATCATCTTGTATCTCTGCAGTTGCAATACCTAAATCTTTAATTACTACTAATCCATTTCCATCTACAGAAAAATTATCAGTAGTAAATTTTGCTAGTCCAGCTGTTGATGAACTTGCAATAGGTATATCATTAATTACAACATTATTTAATGATGTAACTACAACAGTTCCTCCTGCGTCTGTTTGTTTACCAATATATAAAACCTCAGAAGCATTATCCCAAGCTATTTCACCATAAGCTAAAGAAGAAGGAGCTCCCGTCGTATTCCATACACCTCTTTTTATTTTTAACGTATTTGCCATTTTTTATCTCCCTTTAAAATCCACCGCAATCTATTTCAGTATCATCTATCCATTTTTCAGTAGATGAATCATATTTTAAAAATGCACTATTTTGCGGTGATGTAATATTGGTATCTTGTAATTGTACTAATGTTCCTTCATCAAGATTGTCAATATTTGCAATTACCACATCTGTAGTACCATTATCAAATTTTAAGTTATTGTTATCTATAAATACTAATTTAGTATATATATCTTTAATTCTATTTGGTTTTGTTAAACTTCCACCCATTATGCATTAATCCCCTTATCGTCATAAGTCTCATTATTCAGACTTGGTTTATCTGTATATATCGTATTCTTTAATGTTGGTTTATCTGTATACACAACATTATCTAAAGAAGGTTTATCTGTAAATACTAGTTCAATATTGTCATTAAATGAATCATTTAAATCATCAAAGTATCCATTTACATTATCAAATAGTTGCAAACCAAATGTTCCATTTTTCCAATTATTAGCCATTAATAACTCGATTGCCTTACTTGTCTCATTCCAGATATACGCCCTCTATTAGCATACATCTTACCTTCTTTAATTCCTTTTTCAAATTTTCTTTCAAAGTATGGAGCCATCTGAATCATCTCTGGTTTAAACTCGTATCCTTTTTGTATAGCTCTATCTACTAAGTATTGATGAAACTGCTCTGGCAATTCACTGGTTTCATCCATTGCACTAGCTGCTTTATCTAATGTATTAAAATGGTCAGCTTTTTTATAATAAAACAATGTTATTGTTTGTGCACTATCTAAGCTAGCAAATCTATTTACTTCACTAGCTAGTGGGTCATACAATGCTAACCCTATTGAATCTCTTTCAATCCAATATACATTTTCTTTTACTGAGCGATTATATACTCTTGAATAATTATTAGACATTATCTAAATCCCTATATTTAGGTCTACCTTGTAGACGTTTAATTGTTTTAGCATTACCTGCATCATCTGTTAAGTCCACTGACTTTACTTCCAATATACTATCTTTTAATCCATAATAACGTTGGTTTGCTACTGTAGTAAATTGTGTAGCTTCTTCTAATACCAAAGTTCTAGCACTAAATTCATCTTGTGCTTCATTTAACATCAAAACAATTTCATTAGTACTTAATTCTGGATGATGTTTTTTAACTTGCTCTATCATCTGCTGCAACTTCATTTGGCACTCCTATTGGTATATATGGTTGTAAAAATGTTACTAAATCTTGTGATACTATTTGGTATTGTTGTGCTAACCAGTTATAATCCTGTACCACTTCTTGGAATGATAACTGGTATTCTTGTACTGCTTCGTTTACTTCAGCTTGATATTTATTTAAATCAGCAGAATATTTAGCTAAGTTATCTTGATTATCTGCTACAATAGCTTGCATTGCGTTAATAGCATTCTGTATTAAACGTTGTGATTTTTCTGCTTGATTCTGTACAGAAACATTTGTTGCAAGTTGTGCAGTCTCTCTAGCTGCTGCTAAATCATTTTGTGCATCTGCAATATTAGCTTGTAAATCTCTTTGTGCTTTATCTAGCTCTGCTTGTATATTTGCCTGATATGCGGTATTAGCTTCATTAAATTCATTTAATTGGTTTTGTATATCTGTTTGAAATTCAGATAGTTGCTGTTGAGCTTTATTTAATGCTATAGAAGCCATTTCTACATCTTCTGAAGTAAGCAATGCATCAACACCAATGGTAGCTGTAGTATAATCTACAGAAGAAGATATAGTTCCATCATATGTAGGTGCAGTACCTAAATCTATTTTGTCTGTAGCAGATACAGTTTCAGAGTTTGTTACTGTACTAGCACCTGCTCCACCACCAACATCTGCATTTCCTGGCCCACTATAAGTAACTGCAGTTAATAAATCAGCACCAGTGGGTGCATCTATGGTATCTAACGAAGTAATTAAATTAGTTAAAGTAGTATTACGTACATTTAAAAACTTTCTTAATACTTGTTGAGAAGCATACAATACAACTCCTCTATTTAATTCTGCAGGAAAGTTGTCTATAGAACTATCACTAACTGCTACAGATGTATCTGGTGTTATATGAACTACACTTGCAGTTTCACTAGCAGTAGGTGTTGGGAATATATTCAATGTGCTATCTAATACATAATACTTGGGGTCAAACTTGCTAGTATAGTAAATACTATTTACGTCATCTAAGTTATGTCTTTCACTTGAATTAATCTCCACACACTCTCTACTTCTGCTACCATCGTATCTAGTAACACTGCTTATTCTTAATACATTTGCTGTAGAAAGTGTAGTAGGACTATCATCTAAAGTTGTGCTTTGAGTTAACTTAGCTTCTATATCTATATTATTCATTACATACTTAGTAATAAACTTTACACCCTCTACTAAGTAACTATCAGCTTCTGTAGTGTAAGAACTAATACTTCCTGTTATTGCTTCTATATCTGTTTGAAAACTCATTTACTTTCCTTTTAATTCTAAAGTTTCTTAAAACCTTTAATATATCCCTTTGTTTTATTTTGCCTAAGTGCTTTAGGCAACTTGCCTGTTTTCATTTGTTTTACTTGTTTAAGTTTATATAAATTAAAATCAGCTTTTTCAAGTTTATTTTGCATAGACATTTTTGGTTTTCCTAAATTCAATAAAGTTTGACCTATATTATCTTCATAGCTATCACGAAGTTTTGTAGTTCTGTTTATAGCTCTATCTATAGGTCCTGTATTTACATTATTGGTACTATTAGCTCTAGTGTTAATTTTTTTAATAACTTTTTTACCAACCTTTTTAGCTACTTTCAAACCTGCTCTTATTAATAATGGATTTGCCATTGTCTTCCCCTTTTATTTTAAAATTCTTTGGGGGAGTATATTGCAACTCCCCCGTATTCAACTATTAGCTAAATTTCAAAATAGCGTGTGTTTCAGGTAGTTGAATTTCAAGACCTGCTTCTGTAAGAATCATGTCTCTTCTGCCGTCAACATCGTTGTTTTGAATGTTAGTTAATATCTGAGTATCTCTTGACTCACCATTACCAGCTAGTGGTCTGTAAGCTACGTTGTTTAAATCAACAACGATAGCGTGGTTTGCCCAAGGACCTCTTAATAGTGGTTCCATAACAAAGTTAAGAGTACCATATAGGGTATCTACTTGTGTTACGTTAACACCATTAAACAGTGATTGTCCTTTATCTATAGATACACCATAGTTTGATGAAGTTGGTACGCCAGCTGCTGCCGCTCCTACTCCTGCACTCATAGTATTTCCTAAGAAAGAACTACCACCTAATTTGTTAAGCCAGTTCATGATTGAACGTGAAGCAAGTACCATTTTACTGCCACCTGCACCAGATTCTGCATCAAAAATATCTGACATAGCATCTACAAAGTCATCATATCCTGATGAAGCATAAGTAAATGTTTTTACTCTACCGTAAATTTCGGTGTATGGTAAGATACCCCAAGTTTTACGTGCAGCGTCTGTTGAACTTTCATCAGTTACACCATAACCGAATAGTAAAGCATTCTCAATGTCCATCTTATGTTCCATAAGTTTTTCTTGATATACTCTCATGTATTCGTTAGCGTCACCTCTGTAGCGTGTAGCTAAAGAAGTACCAGAAAATAGAGGTACAACAGTTTTGAAGATTTGAGCATATCCTTCTCTTGAGAAGAATTCATCTCTCCAACCACCTGCTGGTGCTGTATCGCCTTCTAAGTATGCTGAACCAATTACTTGTCCATCAGCATTATCTGCAAATACTAAAGTATCAGCGTTTGCATAAGTTGATATTTCACCATTTTCAACACCTGTTTTCACAGCTTTTACATATGCTGCATCAATAGATGTATCTGTTGAGTTTTGTGTTACACCTGTAATTCTGTAATAAGCAATTACTGGTGATGCTGTACTTGATAAAGTAGCTGTTGCTTCCATAGCAATCATTTGTCCTACTTGTAAAAATTCAGCTTTGTATTCTCCGCCACTTACTTTTCTTCCATAAATATCGTAATCAACATCAACTTCAAATGAGCTCAGATTAAACTCTGAAGCTATCCATGAAGCATCTGCAGTTAAAGTATCTTCTGCTTTAACAAAGAAGTTTCTTCTTTGCCATTGATGTCTTTTTTCTAAGAATTTAAATACAGGGTCATCTGTAGGTTTCTTAGCTACTTTTGATAAATATGCGAAGAAAGGTGAAGCAGCTGGGTTTAATTCAGCGACTCTCTCGCCGAAGTTAAATATTCTTCTGCTATCATTGATAGAAACACCTTGAGGTGTAACACCAATGCTAGGTGAGAATATTCCGTTTGCGTCTTGTGCCATTTTGCCTTCTCCTTAATTAAAATGGATTACGCTTATTGAAATTTCCAATCATCGCATCCATCATTTTATCTTCTATGTTTTTAGTTGGCGACTGGTCACTAGCTCCTGGCTGGACTCCGATAGGTTTTGGTATACTTAGCTTTTCATTACGTTGATTCATCACTGCCACTTTCTGTTGAGCTTCTGGGGTTATCTGTGTAACCTGTTGTGAACCACTGTTCATTTTCAACTGGTGAAGTTGCACCAAATTATCTAACGATAATGAATCTGGTGATGACATTTGAGCAACAAAATCATTAGCCTGCTCAGGAGTATAGTTGTAATTAGACTGTAAGTCTCTTAACACCTTCTGGTCCCTTGCTACAGCTTCTTGCTGTTGTTGTTGTTTTGTCATCGTTTGCATGACTCTTTCATTTGAACTTGCTACATACTCTGACATAGATTCCAAATAAGATTCTTGCTTAGCTAAATACCTTGCTGATGCACTATCAGGGTCAGTTAAAGCTTCAGAACGGTCGAAGTCAGCAGGCTTTGATGGTTTAACAGGTTTCTCTAAAACTGTTTCCTTCTCTACTGGTGCTGCTTCTGTAGGTTGACTCACTTTGGCCATTACTTCGGCCATCTGTGATTTCAACATATCTACTTCTGCTGCACGTTTATCTGCTTGACTTTGCCAGTATTGAAACTGGTCAGGGTCGTTCTTTGGTTCCATAGCAGTCTGAGTCTCAGCAGGTTCACTATTAACTACTTCTTGGCTTACAGGAGCAACCTGTTCTTGTGCTTGTCCAAATATTTCGTTAAAAATGTCTTCTGAAGCAGCTGTCGGTTCAGTCGTAACACCTTCTACTGCTTGCTCATCTACTCTGTCCATTGTATTTTCTTCCATTTTATCTCCTTGTTAACTCTCTTCTTCAGTCATTGGTTCAAAAACACTAACGTCTTCTATATCCTCTTGACTAATTTCAGAGTTCATCAACTGTTGTTTTGCATCGTTCAACCTTGCTTTATAAAGCGTAGTTGCCATATCAGCTCTGTTAGATACTTTATCTAACTCTCCACTGAATTTTTCTACTTCTAGTCGTTTCTTAGCGTGAACTTCTTCACGTTGAGCAGTTTGTAAATCGCCCTTGACTTTCTTTAATTCTTCTGCCATTGCTTGCATTTGTTGTTGCATTTGTTTCATTTGGCCACTTCTTTCCATTACTCCATCTAGGTCTACAAGTTCTGATTTTTTCAATACTTCTGTTTGGTCTATTAATCCCATCTTATACATTTCCATATAAGTATTTAATAAAGCCATTCTATTAGTTGGTAAAGTAGAACCAGACACTACAACAATATCATACTTACCTACACCTATATCGTGAAAACGTTTGACATCTCCATTATCCATTTCTTTATAAAAGTTAAATCGTTCTTCTTTTTCATTACCATTAGGTTGAACTAATCTAATTACTTTTTCTTCTGTATATAATTGCTGCATTAATGGTATTGCAACTTTAGCAACTTGATTTAACATACCTTCTATATCATCTCTTCTTGATTTAATTCTACGCTGGCCAAATTCATCTACAACTAATGTCCCTCTATAGGTAGACGGTGCACTTCTACCACTACCTTGCATTAATTCAAAAATACCAAATCCATATTCTAAGTCGTATTTGGCATCAGCTTCGTTTTTATACAACTCATTTGGTAGCGGGACTGGGCCAGCCACAATCGGTGCACCTAACTCTGCATCAAACTCAATAACACTAGTACCTGCTTTACTCCATTCTTGTTCTATTTGATTTAAGTCAGCAGAACCTCTAGGAATTAATAACTTTACATTAGTACTAGTACTTGCGTGTGCTATAATCAATGAACGAATTTTATTAATGTATTCTTGTAAAGGTCTATATAAACGAACATCTGATTCAGGAAATGGATTTCTATGATGTACATTCATTAAAGGTACAATTGGATAATCTTCTGTTGGTAGTAAGCGTTCATATAGTTTTTTATCTCCAACGCTAACAACCATTTTTACTCTACACTCTTCAATAGCATTTGATACAATAACGCCTGTACCAATTAACTCTTCAACAGTCATAGGTATTAAAACAGTAGTACTACCTGGTATTGAATTTTCATCTTCTTCCCCTGGTACTCTTATAGGTGCTTGTTGTACGGGTTGACCCATTTCATCAAATTTAGGGTCTGGAAGTTCGTAATGAAACATCATTCCAGTAGATTCTATAACTTGAAACATTTCTTCTACAGATTCTTCTTCAAATAAAATAATCTCTTCACCTTTAATAGTTTTTACTTTAATGTAATATTTAGATAAATATTCTTGATATTCTTCTTCATCTAATAAATGTTCTTGCTGTGAAAAAGGTTCGTAACAATTATAATAAGAATGCATTTCTTTTGAGTATCTTTCTATAAACTGTCTTCTATTGTGTACTGTTTCAGTTCCATCTGTAGTAAATAATTGACCTTCTGTAGCAGCTAAGTTAGTAACTGGATAATCATCTGATTCATCAGGATGCATTGCAGATTGTTCAATAATATCAGTAAACTCTGGATATATTTGCATTGCTTGTTCATCGGTCATATAAGTTGTAACTAAAATATTTGCAGCATCCCTAGCATACGTATCTTTAGAATTTGGGTCTATATACACATCTAGCGGATTAATAGACTTAATATACACTTCACCTTTACCCATATCAGCATCAGGGTCTTGATATACTTGTAATACACCCATACCACCAACATAATAGTCGTCGATAGCTCTTTTCAATTCTTCGTCTCCTGATGATATTTGCCATATATACTGAAACAAGTCAGAAAATACTTTAGCAGTATCTCTATCTGAATCTTCTCTTCCAGTACTACGAAACTGAGGAGAGTTGTATGTTAAAAGAGATTTAGCAGTTTCTACAATAGGATGTATTCTGTTTACTACGATTGGTGCTTGACCACGTGCTTCAAGTGTATCACGTTCTTCGTTAGTCCATTGTGCACCTGCTCTAAATTCTACAGATTCTTGAAATTTTTGTGCCCATAGTTCTCTAGCACTTTTGTAATCATGAAATAATTCTCTAGTTAGTTGTACTTCTTCGTCTATTTCAACTTGATTAACATCACCAGATTCGTAGTCAAACACAAATCGTAAATCATCTTTTCCCTGTGTCCTTGTGCTTTGAACTCTTTTTTGAATTTTTTTTGGCATCTATTGCTACGTATCCTTTTGGTATCTCTACTTTGTTTAATTCGTCTATCTTGCGAATAAAATCATCAAATTGCAGAAAATACTTGCTTTTATCCATAATTGTACTATAGCGAAATTACGGGAAAAATGTTGTTATTGTCAAGAGAAATCTACAGAGTCTTCCAAGATTTATTGGATTTTCTGCTATATACCGAGGTTTTTCTCTCTGATTCAACAGAATCGTGTACTGGTTTGTAACAATTTTTGTTAGCATAAAAGAATCCATCAAGTAAATCATCGTGCTTTCCACGTGGATATAGAGTTAATTCGTCTACAAATGCTTGCATATTAGGTTGTATGTGTACCTTCTTGTTAGCAAACAAAGGTTGCAAACTCTCCAATCTATAGGATTTACTAGTTCTAGGATTCTCTTTAATCTCTAGTCCAGGGATAAACATTCCTAGTTCTTCTGCTTTTTCTTTGATATATTGTCGTAGCATCTCCTGATACCCAACCGATTCAATCCTCGTTTTATTACTTCTGTAGTTTTGAAAATTGTTAATGATGGAATCAGCCAAATCCAAAGGAGTAGCACGCTTCCTAAAATAAGGTAGGACAAAACGATTATTATCCCCATCCACTGCAATATTGAATATAACACTAAAGTCTGCTCCTTTCTTTGTACTAGATGCGGGGTCGATGCCAGTGAACACGTTCACAGGTCTCCTCTCTTCTACTTCCTCACCATTAAGGTTCGTCAGGATGAGAGTTGACAACCCCTGCTCGTCTCTTTCAATGTAGCCATCATAGTATCGTAAATCATCTTTTCTAAATAAATTATCTTCATCACCAACGATTTGACACAGGTATTCCCTGTAAAACACCGATAGTCTGTTGATACTTTCTAATTCTTCTTTCTTATCTTTTAATTTTTCTATAGGCCACACTTCGGGCCATAGACTAAGGTTTTCTTCTAAGCTAGGTCTAAACTCTAAGGTATTCCACCCTTTCATCTCTTTTAAAGTTTCCACCAAACATCGTTCATGCTGGGGAGTACCAATAACAACTATCCTACCCGTTAATGGGTCAACGGATGGAACTCCAGATTGTAGTAGCCAACGAAGGTTATACTCCATTGCTTCAGACGTCTTGGTATTGTTTTCATCTTCAGGGTCATCTAAGATTAATAGAGTAGGTCGTTGGTTTCCGTGTTTAATACCACGTATCTGTTGTCCTGTCCCTTTGCAGATAATCAAGCTACCATCTTTTAGTTCTACTTCTGTATTAGTCCATTTACGTGCAGACTGCATTCCCCAGTATCCAAAGAAGTATCGAAACTCCTGCGAATAGTCTAAGACGTCTTTAATGGTACCTAAGAGTTTAGTAGCATGGGATTGGGTACGGGATACAAGTACAATCACTTTTACCCCTGGAGTGAACATTAAATGAAACAAAGGAAATATCCCTGCTGCTACTGAACTCTTAGCGTGACCACGAGGTGCAATGATATTTATTTGCTTCTCGTCTGTGTTTAGTAGTTCTTTTGTTAAGTCATAGTGGAATGGAGGGGATTCACTACTAAACATATTAGGCATTACCATACGCCCAAATAACAGCATATCTTGCTGCATCTTTAATAAAATATCTTTTTTATCCATCTTGTATAACTATTTCTACTTTAAAATCTTCTGCTACTGCCTGTAGTACTGCTAGCAATTCACTCAGATTCGTCTTGTTGCCCGATATTATTACTATCTTCTTCATTTACCTGTCTCGTTTGGGTTGCTTTTAATTTCTTTGTTTGCGTTTCAAAGTTAGCTTCTATCTGATGTGACATATCCATTTCCAACGATTCAGTAACTTGTTTCGTTTTAGGTTTCATATCTAAAAACTCAGACAGCTCTTTAGCTGCACGTATCATATTACCAGAGTCTTCCTTTACTTTAGCTACTTCAATAGCATCTTTTATCACATCTAATACAAAGCCTTCGTCAATATTCTTGTCTACCAAGACTTCTTTCAACTTATCTCGTATCATCTTCTTTACCTGTTTCGTTTTAAATAATCTTTTTGCAGCCACCACGGGATTATCTTGGTCAGGCCTATATATCTTGCCTATGACACCCCAATCTGGCGATTTACCTGCTAATTTGTACGTTATATACGCATCCATAGCTAAGTCTGCACCTTTTTTCCGTACTTCCAAGTCATTATAGCTCTTTGTAGAGATTGTACTGAAGTTATTAGACTTCCAATGCGGTTCAAACTCTAATTTCCCCCACGCTGTAAGCCATTGTCTACCATACGGGTAGGTATATTCCACTTTTTCGCCATATACCTTGCGATAGATGCACTCAGCAACATACCCATCGTCTGATATCCCATACTCTCCCTCCTTTGCTTCACCCCAATGCTTCCACTTTAAGCCTTGTTCTTTAGCTTCTTGCTTAGTAAACACCTGGAACGTTTGAGATTTAAAGTTATTTCTCTTCAGCTTCTTTGTTATCTTTATCATTAACCTGATATTTTTTTTCTAAAAATTTTTTGAAGGGTTCTGTTTCTTCTTTAAACTCTATAAACTCTTGTAATAGCTTATCTATGTTGAAAACTAGCATTTGTTGGTCTTGTATTTGTTTATCCATTCCTGTTAAAATGCTCAACATTTGTTTGTAA